TTCACGTCCCACGAATAGCCCAGCAGGTTCACGTTGAACGTGCCTTCGGAGCGATAGCCGATGGCCAGGTTCTCCTGGTCGTTGATGGGGTAGAGCCGGAAACCCGGCGCCTGGCTCTCGACGATCTCGACCGCGCCCGGCTGGAGGCCGAAGATGGTGTCGGCGGGAACCTTGTCCGAGACGAGGACCGGCTTGCCCATGGTGCCCGGCGTCCCGCCGTAGATCACCATGCCAGCCTCTTCGTAGATCTTCTGGTCGATGGCATCGTCCACGAGGTCGAAGTAGGTGCTGGAGTCCATGCCGAACATGGCAATCCGTCCGAACCGGTCGCCGAACTTGCGCATGCCCTTGGTCAGGACCTTCTTGTGGTCCGTCGCGAAGGAGCCGGACGCGACCATGGCGGCATTGCCACCGATGGCGGCCTCGAGCGAGGCGAACGCGGCCTGCACCATGTAGGACAGGGTGGCGTCGGCGGAATCCTCGCCCACCAGCATGGCGAACTCGTCCACCGAGCGGGCGCGGCGCTTGAAGGCCTCTTCCGTGGTCTTGTACGGCCCGTACTTCCACGGAGCCTTCACGCCGATCATCTCGTCGGAGCCGATCTTCTTGCCCTCGACGGTGCCGTCCGAGTTGACGTCGCGATGCTCGACCGATCCGCCGATCTTGTAGAACGCGTCCTTGGAGAAGTCGCCTTCGATGGCCTCGGAGCGCAGAACGAGCGCGCCCTGAGACGAGCCGTTGAACACCGCAAGAACGTCCTGGATGCGCTCGAGATAGGCGGTCTGGGCAAGGCGATTGTAGATCACCATGTCCGAGTTTAGGGTGGTTTCATCAGCCATTTTGGGGGTCCCTTAGCTGGGGAGTTTCAGGAAAGCTTCCTGACCGTGCTCGCGGACGTACTCCGCCTTCTGAGCTGTGGTCATCTTGCTGCGCTTGAGCGTGCCGGATCCCCCGGTCCCGCCGCCCGGCTGCTTCCCGCTGCCGGAATGGCCGGTGCCATCAAAGGCCCGACCGAATGCCTCGGACTGCCGCATTTCCGCGACCAGTCCCTTGATGTCCATGTTGTTGCCCTTGCCATCGATGCGGACATTCCCGTCCTTGTCGATGACCTCGACCTCGAAGCGACCCGGCTCCTTCTCCACCGTGCGGGTGGAGGCGAGGACGTGCGGAAGGAGCAGGTCCACCGCCCCCTTGGCCTCGGCAAGTGCCATCGTCGCGCGCTGCTCGCGGAGCAGCTTGTCGATGGTGCCGGTCAGGCCGTTGATACGCTCGTCGCGGGTCGTGATTTCGCTGGTGTGCTTCTCCAGAAGCTGTGCCTTCGCCGCCTCGAACTTGGTGTTCGCGATCTTGTCCGCCTCCTTGGCGGGGTCGATCTCGGCAAGCTCTTCCAGCTTCTCCAGCGCCTCGCGCGCCTTGTCGGGGTCAATGTCCTTGAACTTGACGACCTGCTTCTCAAGGTTCTGGCGCGTTGTGCGCTCCTGGCCGAGCGCGGTCTTGAGGCCGGTCACGTCCTCAAGCGCAAAGCCGCCGACCGGCTCGACGGACAGCATGAACTTGCCGTCCTCGCTCTGCTGGTAGTGCGACTTCAGGTCGTCGGAGAGATCGTCAATGGTGTCGAGAACTGCCTTGAGTGCCATGTTTCATCCATCCCGGATTTGCTGAGTGTGCGTCCCGCACGAAAAAGCCCGGCAAGGTCTCCCCCGCCGGGCTGGTTATCCGCTGCATGGAGTCCCTGATTTCTCCTCAGGCCCTCGCTGCCAGCATTCGAATGTCATGGGCGGTGTAGACGTGCCGAATTCCGCCCGTGGAGGCCTCCGCAGCGATTTCCCGCACTCCGATAACCCCAGAGGCAGGACGCGCGTCCACGGCCCCTATATGGGCCTGGAAGGCGTTCCACTGGTCCAGCATCAGACCATGGCGCGAAAGGTGATCAGAAAGAGCCGTCATTGCCGCACACCGTGATTTCCTCGAAGCCGAGCAATCGCGCCCGCGCCTCCCCCTCAGCGGGCCACTGGAATTCCCCGATAACCCGGCCCGGCCAGTGTGGCGCGACTTCATGCGCCGCGAACACGCCGTCGAAGGGGCCTTCGTCCATCGCACGCGCAACGTCGTCCCAGAGCGTCTTGCCAGGGCAAAGGACAAGCGCCCTTCCCCTCCCCTTCACCCGGTAATGATCAGCGATCCAATCCGGCCCGTTCTCCATCCAAGGCTTGTGGGGACCGTGGAAGACAGCGACACACATGTTTGCGGGCGGCTCGCCTCGCCTGATTTCACGCGGTGCGCTGTAGACGCCATCGGCCTGCGTCCATCCGTCGTATTTCCCGGCAAGCAGATAGCTCATCCACGCCTGATCCGAACCGCGATACCCGGCCTTGCTGGCGACGCCGGGTGACGTCTCAGGATCGAAGCTCTGCCACACCTCGGCACAGGCCCCTGCCCGAAACATCCACATGGACCCGTTGAACACCTTCGGGTGCACCGCCCCGGTCACAGCCCATCCGGTGAATTCCGCGTCCCGGTCGAACAGATGATCCAGGGATGCGGTAAACACCATATCCAGATCAATGGACACGACCCTATCGCCCTTGGCGATGCCAAGAGCCCCGAGCGTCTCTGGATCAAACAGCTTGAGCCTGCGGTAGCAGGACGGAAGCTTGTCGCCAGATGCGTTCGTCAGGTCCGAGCAATCATCCCAGAGCGGGAACGTCTCGCAATCCAGACCGTCTGCATCGTCGGTGATGCAGATGCGCCTGTGAGGCTGCTTCAGGTGCCTGTCGATCATCCCGCCGGGGGCAAGGACGATGTTCGCGTGATCGGCGCCATACGGCACCCGGAGGCGCGTGTAGCCCTCCTTGCCGGGCTTCCATTTCCAGCTGATCACATGGAGCATCGGCCCGCCTCCAATTCATCCATGACGATCTGCCAGTAGTCTGACCCGGATCGACCCGACACGAAGCGGTGCGCGCCCATGTTCTTGAGCGGCCACCCGATGGTCATTTCAAGGATGCGCCATTCGCCCGCCTCGTGATCCCGCACCACATCCACACCGCACCATGGGAACCCTTCCTCAGCGAAGAATTCGTCGGTAAAGCCCAGAACCTCGGACGCCTCCTGATCCGGCCATGTGATCGGATCCTCCTTGTTGGAGCCCGAGGCCATCGGTCGGTCATCGCGATTGTGCCGACGCAGGATCAGCCGCTCGTTGCCAATGGCGATCACGCGGAAGTCGTAATCATTCCCGGCACAGAAGGACTGCCAGAGCAGGTAACCTTTCTGACGCTGCCCGTAGTGGCACGAGATGCCCTTGCCGAAGGCCTGAGATACCTCGGACATGGCGTCGTCGCGGGTCTGGATGAACCGGACGTTGTAGCTCCCTGCCCCTTCCGAGCACTTGGACATGAGCGGGAGCCCGATCCGATCAATCGCGGCTTCCGCATCCTCGGGAGACGTGACGATGGCCGTGCGCGGCATCCACTTGGCCAACTCTCTCGCCTGTTGCGCCTTGTCGTCGTAGAGGCGGGCGGCGCGATAGCACGGCACCAGCTCAAGGGCCGGGTTAAGGGCGAGATCGGCCATGACTGCCTTGTCCCGCGCCCTCACGTCCGGGTGATGGTGGAGACGGACAAAAACCGTCCCATGATCGGGCTCTGACCCCTTGGAGAACATTCGTGCGTCATGGCCGCGCGAGACGGCGACGGAACGCAGATCCTTCCCCCAGCCGGAGAAGTCCTGATAGCACCAAAGGCGCATCAGACCTGCTCCACCATGTCTTCGCGGCCCTGCTCGTCCTCAGTGGATGGCGAGGTCATGGCCTCCTGTATTTCATCCATTGTGGGCTCGCCTGGCACCTCTTCCGTCAGGCGGGCAATCTCCCGGTCCGCGTCGAACTCCTGGCTGAGCACGCCACGATCACGCATCTCCTCCCAGTAGGTCAGCTGGCTGAGGTCGCCATCTTCGCGCATCTGACGAAGCAGCTCCGGGACGTTTCCGTCTCCCAGCTCGATGGCAATGCGCGTGTTCACGAAGACGGTGGGTTCCTCGTCGGAGCCCATCCACATCATGGTGTAAGCAAATGCGTTCTCGAGCGCGTCCTTGAGAAGGAAGGCCCACGCCTGCACCGCGCTGGACACCTTCTGAGATTGAAGCATGGCCGTGACCTGCGTCATGCCTGACGTTCCCGCCGTGAGGGGGATGCGGCCCATTTCGCGCATCTGACGTTCTATCTTGTCGAGGTCCTCGGAGTTGAATTGGAGCGTTGTGGTGGCGGGCTCGATCACGTCCCACGTGCCATGGTTCCCGCTGGGATCCATCGGGGCGAACAGGACCGCGTTCGGGCCACGCTTGATGGCGACCGGCTTGCCGTCCTTGTCCATGGGAGGCGTGATGCCATTGCCGGCAAGCATGGGATAGCTGCCGACAATCTTTGCCATCTTCAGGTCAGAGTCGGCCTGATAGTGCTCGATCTGGAGATCGGCAACATCCCTGAGCGGCGGTCGAACGCGCCACGACGACCCCTGACGACGACCTGTCACAAGAGGAACGAGCGGGATCACGCCAATGGTGATCGGCCCGGCATCCACCATCTCCCAGACGTCCCCACCATCGCTCGTCTTCTCGTGGACCTCGTATCGCGCCGGGGCGTAGCCGATTGTTTCGCCGTCCTCGCCCTTGATCTCATCGCGGACAAGAACGCGGACGCGGCAAATGGTCTCCTCGTCGGTCGAGCCTTCCTTGCGCCGGGTGTAGGTCTCGTTCATCCGGGCGTAGACGAACTGCTCCTTTCCATCGGCGAACGCGGAATAGACCGCAAGCATGTCGGTTGCCAGAACACGGACCCAGAACGGACGCGCACCGGAGCGCTTC